CCTTATCGTCGGCAGCGTCAGATGTGTATAAGAGACAGTAACTGTAGTGCACTCGATGGGGATTTCTGGCGCGAAGCTAATTGAGTTAAACTCAAAAAACGCGTCCACTTTGTCAATGCGCTTAGCTTGCTGATGAACATCTGTTTCAAAGCCGCAACTTAATTCAAAGCCGCTACTCCATGTATTGTCATAATCATTCAAATCAACATCAAAGATGCTGTCATTTAGGTCTTCATTAAGAAAACTGCCATTCAAGTCTTCATCGAATACTGCTGGTAATGGTGGCCTGAAGCCACTAAATGTTGGCTCGAGTTTGTCAACTAAATGTGTTATGACGGCATCAGCGAGCGGCAATTCTGCATAGAGGTTAATTGAGGCACACATCGTATCCGGTTGCTCAGCTGACAAGCTTCCAATTGACTCAACGCGCAACCTGTTGCCGTAGTAGCTTATTTCATTAAATTCTGTATTATAAGCACTGCGGTACTCAAAGTTCCAGAAGTGCTGGAAGTTAATGAAGTTGAAACCTCGAACAGCAGTTAATGAGTGCTGCACCTTGAAAACGCGCCCGAGTAGCAGGTCAATGCCAAGTATGTTTCCGTAGTAATTAACTACAAGGTAACGAGTTTCCAGCAAGTCAAGGTATTCAATGTCGATGTCGATTGAGTTGAAGTAGTCAATTAACATCTCATTTACGACCTTGAACCCACCGGAACCCAGAGAGCCCAAATCTTCGTAGCTGTAAAGGTTCTTGTCAGAGTCAATGAAGTATACAATACCAAAGGTGCTAGTTAAGCAGCAATCTCTATTAAGAATCCTGTGCTTACTAACTTCCTTGAAATTGTAAACCAAAGCCGTGTTTAGCTCGGTGGCGCTAATTACGTTATCCGATGTGAACACCAGAAAGCCGTTTTTCTTCTTAGCCAAGGCAATTCCCTTGCCAGTGCTAAGTGAGTCCAGACTCTGGAAACCGGCTCCAGTAGTTGTGCTAGGCTGGAAGTCATCTCCATTACCAACAGCACTCCAAGCTATGACGTCGTCACTCAAGGCAATTAATCTATTATTCGTGGCGCAGATGAACTTGGTACTCTGCGGGAAACCCGTGGGGCTGATTTGCTGAATAGAGTTAATTAAGTGGTCATACTTAAACAGCACTTGGTCACACAAGATGTAGTAGTAAGAGCCAATGTAGTCCACGCTTACATTTTCGGCATCGCTGCTAAGCATCAACAATACTGTTCCATCGCCCGTGTCGGCTGAGTACCTGTAAATGTACTTGTTTGTGATAATTAACTTCCCAGCATCGTCCTGTAAATCAACCACCTTTTTCAGCTCGACGTTCCTTGAGTAAGGCATAAAAAACAGCGGCTTGTAGCCAAGGCCAGTTGAGTAGCCATTGTATGTCGGGATAATGTTCGAGCCGTCTGTTATGTTAAGTTGATTGCCTTCGACTCTATCATAGGTTATATTAGGATTGAATATCAATAAGTTCTTATTAACTATTGAAACCATTTTGCGGCCTCCTCAAGTTACAAGCAGTAGAACTTATAGTATCCTGTAAAGTCTACCGTCTTTGTGATTACATTAGCTAATTTAGCGCTGACGCTAAGCAAGTTGCCTTCCTGGTCAACCATATAATAGCAGTTGTACTGGCAGTCGCCGCCGGAAACTGCGAAAGTTAATTGACGGGTCTTTATGGACCACGCCAGCGACTCATCTTGCAACACGTCCCAATCTGTGGTGGAAGGTACTGTAAGGGTTACTGGGGTGTAGTTAGTTGACTCGACAATGTCGCTTAACTCCGTGGTCTTGTCAAAGGCCTCGGATATCTGGCCTAACTTAATTGTGACTGAGGTAATAGCACGCTGTCCCTTAAACATAGCTTTAAGCACTTCTTCCTCAAGTGTGCCACTTACCATATTGGGTGCTGTTGCACCCTCAAAGACATAAGTACCTCCAAACAGTTTCTTACGGCCACCTTTCTTGCTGCCGCACTTACTTTTCTCTGCTGAAAATTCCATCTCAATTAACCTCCATTCTGATTAACGCCCGCAGCTTCCTCGAGGGCTTGAAGCCGCTCTTCAATTATCTGCAGGTTATAATTAAGTTGCTCTATTAAATCATTGCTCTCTTCTTCATAGAGAGGTAATTGAAGCGTTTTTACTGAAGCCATCTCAATTACCTCCCTTTTAGTACCCAAAGTTAGCATAGCGCTCATTCTGAACAAGTACAGCAAACAGCTGGTTGAACTCGGCGAATTCACGCTTAAATCGTTCTGAGTCATCAAGTAAGCCATACAACTTACTTAGCGTCCCAGAAATTACAACATCTTTGTAATCCCTGAGAAGCCAGTTTCCGTAAGCCGCTAATTCTTCTTCGCGTTCATTAACTTCTTCTAAGTCAAGCACCTTCCATTCGTCGCTTTGGGCATCTTCTCTGACTAACCACTCATTAGATGACCAGTCGTATTTAACCAGTCGCTCAGCTTCTGGGATATATTCGAACTTCTTTGGGAAGCTGTAATATGTTATCTCAATTGACGTAGGTTCTTCATTAACAAGAATATCGTAAACGCCCCCGCCGAAGACAAAGACATACTTCTCGCCCACTTTGTACCAGTAGTTGTTAAGCGAGTTCTGCCCAACACTAGGCTGATTGTTTGGCGGGTATAATCCAAGCGGCTTGTAGCAAACAGAGTTAATTAACCTCACATCTGGATTGCGCTTCCACACCCACTTTGCAGCACTCTGCATTTCTAAGTTAGGCATGTCAGGTGTCAATTCAAGCTGCTTCAAGTCGCTTTGGAAATACTGCTTACTGTGAATTCTTGAGATAATGCCCTGAGCCAACTTAACAACAATGTCGCGCATGTCAATTCTATTTGACAGCTGGCAGACATCGTCCACAATTTGACTAAACATCTCAATTACCTTTCATACGAAAAAAAGCCCCAAGGCGTTTCTGCCTCAGGGCTTTTAATTACCTTTGTTACTTAACAGACGGCAACGGATTCGAGCCCTTAACTAAGCTATTAAAGTTAAATGACTGCGCCGAGCCCACATTGCCAGTGCCAAGTTCATTGCCTTCATCCTGTCCCTTGGCCGCTTCCTTATCTGCCTGCTGCTTTTCAGCGTCAGACTTAATTGCCTCAACAGAAGCAAATTTAGAAAGCTCCTTGGAAAACGGCCCGACTTCTTCGTCTGTTTCCAGCTCAATGAAGCCAATACCATTCGCCAACTTAATGTGGCCTTTGGAAGTAATGAGGCTTCGCAGGTTCTTATTATAGACTCTAATTACGCACTGCATATAAGCACCTCCTAATTGAAAATTATTCCAAGTAGATGTTACTCAGAACACCACCCGTATTTTCATCCGCATACTCAAGGGTGAGCTCAGAGGTAATTACGTTGGCCTGACCGTCCATACCTACCGGAGTTGCGTCCTTGATTTCGGCGTCGGTCATATAACCAATCTTAATCAAGCCCGGATGGTAAACCAACATCGATTTGTTAAGCGACTCAGTCTGGCTAAACAGCGGGTGAGCAAGAATCTTAACTTCCTGCATTCCAGGCAACTGAAGCGCGTAAACATCAAGGCCATATACTTTAGTCGCAGTCCCAATCGGGTAATACGAGCTGCCAGCATCTCTAATGAGTTTATTAAGAATATAAAGTACATTGAGAGAAGTCATAACGACGCGTTCATTAGGAACACCCTCGGGGCAGGTCTCGAAGTTACCGTACAGCCATTCCTGAATTGAGTCCAGAGTTGCAGCAGCGGCCAATGCAGTGTTGTTTTTAACAATGCTCATCAAGCCGTCCATCGTACTCAGCACTTCAGAGCCATCAACCTGATTAAGAGATTTGCGGCCAAGCAGCAAAGCCATTTCAATGTCCTGTGCGTGCATTGACACGGCATCTTCTTTATTCTCCGTTGCCTTGTTTCCAGTAATGAACTTAATGTACTCAGCAGTACGAGTCGTGCCCCAGCCATTACGGAAAATCTGGCTGTAATTCATACGGGGAACGCCACGGCGGTACTTAGGATTCGGTGCCAATGAGCCTTCTTTTTTGGCGGTACCTAAGTAAAGCAGTTCATCATTCTGAGTTACTGCGGCGGCCGTCGATTCAGCAAAGCCACGAACAACCGTCAAGGTGTTACCGGACACGGCACTAACGAACATATATTCATTAGTCTTTGTGTTCATAATTACCGAAGACGGCTCAACCACAGCGCCTTTATCTACTGTAATAGAAGTTGCTGTGTTGTTTGCTGCTGCCGAGGCAATTAACTTCGAGCTATACGGCTGCTTCATGAACCAATAGTGGATTTTAGAAGTCAGCTGAAACTGAGCGGAACCCGAACTCAATGCGAATATCGGGGCAGTACCGGCCAGCTGAGACCGGAATAATTTACTATTGAAGCTATCAAGCCGCTCTGCATTGATACCTCCTTGAGATGAGAAGATTCCTGGAATCATTTAATTTACTCCTTTGTTAAATTTACTTACTAATCAACAAGTTACCGAAGAGGCCATCAAGGTCTTTACGATGCTTGTCAGCCGCTTTTTCCTCAGCGCCTTTACTTGACAGCTTGTTACTGAAGTCCTGCAAAAAGGTCTTAGTTGCTTCAGTTGCCTCGTCAAGCGACTTACCCTGCTGCAAAAACCCTTTCATTACCTGAGTAATAATTGGGGCGGCACTTGGGTCTTTCATCAATGGAATCTCCCGAGTGGCCTTGTCTAATTGACTCCTGCTTGAAACGGCCGCCTGAATCTTGTTACTGACATTGCTGTCATAAGCATTAAGGCGGTTTTCAATGGCTTTGTCAATTACACTAGTTGCATCATACAAGGCTTTGCCGTAGGCGCGCTGTGCTACAGAGTTAATGAAGTTTCCCAACTTACTTGGGTCTTGCATCAGCTCGGCGGCATCGTATTCAACGCCGTCAAGGAAGTTCTGCTTCGCTACATACTGCTTGAATACATCACTGCTGCTTGCACTTTGTGCACTTTGTGCACCCTGTGCTGCTTGCTGACTTGCTTGAGCCGGCGGCACCTGCTTGAACGGATTAAGCTCTTCCGGCGCTTCGGGCTGACTTGACGTAAAGACTTGCTTGAGTCTGGCCAAAAACCCGGCATCATCGTTTACTTGTTCGTTTTCAGTTTCCATTTATTTTACTCCTTTATTCTAAATGTTTTGACTGTTTTGGTCAACAGGTATTTCCTGCTGCTGTTGCTGCTGTGCCATAGCCTGCTGAAGTAACTGGTAAGCTAAGTTCCTCTGCTGGATTGGCAGTGAGTCAATTGGCGACTCTTTCTTAAACATACTGAAGTCGATTTGGTGTCCTGTCAAGCTGCTCTGGTAATCGAACAACTTAGTTAAGTCGTATTCCTGAGCAACTTGCGGCAACTGGATTAACTTATTGATAAAGGTATCCATCTGCTGAGCTTTTATATCCCTATCGACACCAGTCATAGCAGTGGTAATTGAGTACATAACACCGCGGCCGCTGAATTCGCCTATGGCAGTTGGGACGTCATTGCCTTGGTCATCTTTAACTGGCAGGGTAGCTTCGTGGTCGAAAATCGTCTGGATGTGAATTGACTTCAAAGGCGTAATTAACATCGCCTGAATTTGCCGCGCCATTAACTTCGTAGCCTTCCCAGACGTCTCAAGTGCCTTTTTGGCCTGCCACTCAGTTGCTCTGTCGAGGCTGCTCATTAAACTAGCTTGGTCAGTCGGCATAATAATCTGCATTATGTTCTTCATCTGGTTAATGTCGCTTAAGATGTGCTGTGTATCCGGCGCATCGTTGAAGTGCATTATGGCAGAGCCAAGTGACTCATTGGGCTCAGACGACACTGGAATCCACGGGCACTCTTCATCAGCCTCCTTAGCTTTGGTGATTTCATTAAGCGATATGCGATTTCGGTCATAGAAATTAAGGCCGTAAACTTTCTTCCGGTCGCCTTTTTGCTTCGTGTTAATTAAGAAGTTTATGAAGCATTGAACCGGAGTAAGATTTTCGGCCGGAGCAACTCCGGGGAATATCGGGGCCACGACTACAGGGATGACTCCATTGGAACTGACTTCTGCATTAACCAGCGTCTGTCCGATGTAAGTCAATTTAAGCAGCGTCTTGGTAAGCGGCTCAAGGCCTGGAAGTTCGAAGCCAAGTAACTCAGGACAAACCCGCACATAGATAGTTGTCTTGTTAATGAAGTTCTCACGGGTGATATCGCTATCACGTTCAGTGTCATGGGGCAAGGGGTTGAAGTCAAGTATGTATTTAAAGTCCCTTGGGTTGTTCATCGAAAAAACGGCTCGATAGCCGGCTGTTCTACTGCACTCAAGTAACTCAGAAAGTTCCTTGTCCCCGACTTCGGGGTGCAGCGCTTGATTGAGAATGTCTGTTTTGGCAATGCTCTCAACATAAGCGCAGAAGTCGCCACATTCACTAAAAGAGCGCATATCAGTCAATTTACTGAAGTACAGGCAGCCGGGGTTAATTAACTTTAGATTCACACCGAACGCCGGATTCTCCGTGATGCCCTCGACGTTGAACTGGTTAATTGAGTCTTTATCCCAACGAGCTTCCACTGCCGCAATGCCATAATGGAGTATGCATTTGAAAGCCTGTAGTAACACGTTGAAATGGTCGAACCTAGTGAAGTCCTGACTCATACGCTCAGCAACTGCCGCAACATACTTCTGGTTGTTCGGGTTGCCAAAAGCTGTATAGCTGTCATTTGAGCTGATGAGTAAATTGACTAGGTCTGAGGCAGCCTCATTAAGTTGAGTGGCAGCAAGCGGCAATTTAATCTCGCTGCGGTTTTTCATCTTACTTAACGCATAACGCGTAATGCGATTTACAAGCTCCTGAATGTTGCCGAGCCCCAAAGAGCCACTCCGAGTTACTCCATCATAGCGGTCAATTGCCCCGCTTCGGCCATACAAGTCAATTAACACCCTATCGCAAAGGTGCACCAAGTCGTTGGTCGAGTCGCTGCACATGCCGACAAAGTGGCTGCAGTAACTTCGCAACTCCCTTGACTCACTGTAAGCCTTAAAGTTTTCTACTGGTATAAACATATTAGGTACCTTTCTATTTATAAACTACTTGCTGCCGCGATTCGCTGTAACAACTCACTTGAGTATCCGGACTTACTTAACTTCCGATTTTTGGCCTGTTTGATTTTTTCAAGGTGCAACTCAAGCATCTGGCAGCCATAGGCCTCTACGTCGATTAAGTCGTCTGAATTGTCTTTGCACGTCGGGTCGAAGGCAAGTAACTGAGTAATGGTTAAATTATCATTATCACTTAAATGATATACGCCTTGGTAAAGTAAGTCAACAAAAGATTTTATCCTAGATGCTTTACTTTTCTTGAGCGTTTTTAGTGGGACATAGTCAATTAAACCGCTGCTTCCATTCACTGAGTCCATGTACTCGAACATGGATTTCAAAGATGCTTGATACGCTTCGGCTTCGAAGCCCACAATTGAGACATTCCACTTACTGCACATATCCTGCATTGCGGCGTACAAAGCAACTGGCGATTCTCCATAAGCCACCCTTGAGTCGACTATCTGCCAATGAGGTGTAGGAGTTTCGTAGTAGCAATGAACAGCCATTGTTTGTGCGTGTCCCCAAGCCGCTTGGCTGATTGCAGGGTCAATTGTGATAAAGCCGTATTCGTGCTCACTTGACTCAGGGTCAACTTTGGGGCTTCGGGTGATGCGTTGCAAGTCAATTGACAGCGTGTTTGCAGCCACGGGGTCATTAAGCATTTCGGCGCACCACTGTCCGGCTAAACCCTTGCTGGCATACTCATTATATTCAGCTATGAGGTCAGCGAAGCTGTTAAGCTCTGGCCACAATGGAGTTCCGTCTTGCTTGAGAGCACTCAACTTAATTGACGCCCATTTCGGGCTCGCACAATTCTCGTTGACGATGCTGTTCCTGTTGACGATGTTGCCCAACATAATTAACCGCCCCTGAGGGCTTAGCGCCTTAATGCAGTCGGAGAAGAACCAGCGCTTGAGCTTGTCGAAGAGGACTTCAGATTCATTCTCTTTGCGGTCTTCGAGGTCGTCAACTAACAGCACGTCAATTCGGCGGTTATTAACATTGTAGCCTCGAATCTGGCTGTTTGCACCAAAGCTGCTCATATTAAATGTGTGTCCATTGAGCTGAAAGCTGTATTCGCCGCGGTCAAGCTGCTCCTTAATGAACTCGGGTACTCCGAAAGCCGCCATCATGGATTCAGAGCAAATTAAGTTCCGAATGTCCATTAGCGCCTTTGTTGCAAGCGGGCTACTGTGGCTCATGTACCCAATGTTCATATCTGAGGTGGCACCGTGAATTAACCGGCTAACAGCTATCTTGGCAATTGTTGTCTTGGCATGAGAGCGTGGGCAAGCAACACAGACCCTCTTAATTGACTCATCAATAAAAAGCCGGAACATCTGCAAGTGGAACTCCGGCGTGGGCAAGAGGTCATCACCTGCTTGAGCTCCTAAAGCAAATTGAATGTAGGCGGCTTCGCTTCCAAGTAGCGTCTGCCGCAATTCTTGTGCATTAACTTCGTATAACATGGTGTTCATTCTGTTCGCTTCGCTCACATATTTGATTTAATGGCCGATTCGTCTACGGCTCCGCTAGCTGCTCCGGTGGCGCTTGATGGCAAGTCAATTAAGTCATCAACTTGCTTGAGCATCTCAATGCCGGCTGGGCTCGTTGACTCGGCTTTCTGCACAGGTTCAAAGTAAGCTTCTATCTCAGAACCGCCTCGAGCAAGTCGCTCCATATCCTTAGCAGTAAAGACGTCGAGGACTTTGCTGGCAGCACCACAGGTGCTTGAGTTACTTGAGATGTTTTGCACAGCGGTGGCTAATTGAGCTGTCGGCTCCGCCGCTGGCCCCGCATTTACAAGAGCATTGACGACCTGCTGATTAAGCTGCAACGTGATAGTCTTAGCTCCTTCGACCAGTTGCTGCATAGCCTGCTGCTTGCCTTTATGCGACCTAATTGCCTTGTTTGCAACGGCCGCAGCCTTGAGGGCGAAAATCGGGTCGGGCCGTGAATTAAGTTCTCCAAGAACATTCTTCAAAGCTAGTACTTCGACTTCATCCCACTTACTTGAGGCATCAGCCGAATTCAGGCGCTCAGCTGCTTCCTGCTGGGCAATTAACTGTTTAAGCTCAGGAACTTCTAAAAGTTCGGCTAGTTGAGCAGGTTCAAGGTTCAAGAAGTCGGCCATCATTGCGGTGGGCATACCGGAGTTAATTAACTGTACCAACTTGCTTCGCGCCCCCGAGTTAAGCGACTGCCAAATGCTCCCACCAGTGCTTTCGCTAACATTGTTTTCATTATTGCTTCTCATCTTACTTATCCTTCCTGCTTGGGGTGAATTTTGTGGACTTGTAATTAACATCTTGAAGCAGAGCCCAGCCTCGAGGCGTTCTGTAATATGGTTCTTTAATTAGCTTCTCAAGTTCATGAAGCTTCTGCCAAATTTCGGGCCACTCTTGTTTAATCAACTGAAGCTCCTTAATATTCCTACTGCGGCAGCACCAGCACCCTGGTTTAATTAAGCCAGAAGTGTAAAGCCGCCCTATTGCCCAGCCCCTCCTACTTAGCCATTCTACGCAATACGCCTTGCTGCGGCCTTTGGCGATGTTAGGGTTAATTAACTTGAAGTTCCTGAGCACCGGCACTGAAAGGCGGTTTCGAGCCAACTCCGCAGCCCTTTCTGTGGTGCAACCGAAAATTAAGTGCAGTTCCAGTTGTTCCTGAGTAACTTTCTTCAAGTACTGCTCTTTAAGGTACCTGTTGATTAGGAGCCACTTAATTGACTCACCCCATCTTAATTTACCTCCGCACCAGCCGCGGCCCCGCTGCAACCGCTGCACGAAGCCCTGCCACTGGAGATTCCGTGAAGCATCTCTTGGTCTGTAGAGCTTCTCGATTGATTTATGCAGCATTTCATACTCAAGGTGGCCTTGCAGCTCAGTGAACTTAATTAGCTTCTCTTTGCAAATTGCCTTTAGTGCCTCGGCCGCCTGCTCCTGTTCTGGCCACTCGAAGCCCAAATTGACATAGACAAGTTCATCGCCCTGTTCCAAGTCGCCCCGCTCAAGTAACTCACAGAAGGCCATTAGCGCCCCTGCACTCATTTTGGCCAGTAACACCTTGGTGGTTTTGCGGCCCTCGGGTTCTTCATTGATTAAAGTCATTGCTTGATTCCTCCTATTTAACTAGCTTACCAAATAATCCGGCAGATGTCAACATAGCGGGTGCGGCACTGAGATGAAGTCAATTAACTTCCTTTGTATCCAGAAGTCTTGCTTATGGGTCATTATGATGCTCCGGCACATTACAACATCATAATTAACCACAGGTCTGGATTAACCGGTTACTCGAGTTTCGCGGCAAGCCGCTCTGACCACTTCGGAGTTAATTAACAGCCCACAGAAAAACCGGCCTCGAAGCTGTTAAGCTGATTCACGTGTCAATTAGGTTTCAGCTGCTGGAGATTCCAATTTTCTTGCGAATTTGCTGAGGGTACATTTATATACGCAGGAGCCCCTAGCTTGTCTTTGGGGTGCAATAGCCCCTTTTGCTGGTGGCAAAAAATTTTTGGTATTCATTGATTTTTCGCTTGCAATTATAACGCTTTTCCAGTAGAATACCATTATATAAGCAAAGGTTGCTTATATTGTTTAACAAGATTTTTGAAAGGTGATAAGATGAAAAGTTATTCCATTGCCAGTGCTTTACTTGAGATAAGAAAAACTAGCCACTATTCTCCGGCGGCATTTGCAAATTTTATTGAATCTATCGCAGTGAATAAATTTAACCGCTACGAAAAAACAATCTTAATTTTCGTTGATTATTCTGCGTTACAAATTGACACCGATACAAAAAGTGTTGAAGCTGTCGACGATATGACAGGTAACTTAATCGAGATTGTCGCTAGATTATTGCAATATCAGAATAATCCCGCAGATATTCCGGCGTATTTGTGGCGTGACTTGCGGGAGTGGTTGCGTAACCACGGATAGAACACCGCTTTACATATTGCACCTAAGCAGGTGCGCCTCTAAAATTGAACCAGTGGCAAAAGCCGCTTAACGTAAACTAACTTTTAATTAAAAGGATATTTGAAATGGAAAAAGAAGAAATTTTGAATGAATTGAATAGAATTAGCGCTGGTGATGCCGTACGTGTTGCCGTTGATGACACCGGCAATCTAGTCGCAACTGTTGCCGGTGAATCGGCAAAAAGTGTATCGGTCCGTGTTATTGACGGTATTTCTAACCGTCAATTAAGTTGCCGTTTGATTAAGGACAAGCAGGGAAGATACGACGTTCTTTTTACGAACATACCGGACGTAATGGAAGTTGCCGGACTTAATGACATTTGCCGTGAATTCGTTGAAAAGTATTTTTTAAGCAATTATATCCGCAAACTGCTTACGCTTCCGAATCTTAATAATATTGTGGATATTTTAACGCCGCAAAACGGCGGCAATACACAAGCTAACCCCTTGTCCAAGCCCTTTAACGCTCTGGTTAAAGCTCTGGTTGTTAGCTTAAAAGCTAATATGCCGGCAAAGGCTAGCTTGATTAACGAAAAGACCGTTAAAACTTTCTTAGCTGATTTACAGGCCGCAAACCTTATCTTAGGTAACACCACTGTTAAGGGTAAATCGGTCGCCGTTGCGGACTACATTAAAGCTCTTATCAAGTGGCATTGCGAAAAGCAGTCGCCTAACGCCGTCAATTTTGCACATGGAGTAACCTTTATTCCTGATGACTACGTTAGTTATGCGGTTGCGCTTGCAGCAAAAGCGGTTGACCGCAAAGTTGAAACGTCGATTGATGAAGATGACTTGGACATCTAATTGCTTGCCGCAAAATTGGAGGGGCTTTAATTGCCCCTCTTTTCTTGCTCTAAGCTACAATTTTTTCGTGTACTAACTCAATTAAATACAACCACAACACAACACAACCACAACCACATTAAGGATTCACTAAGATGACAAACTTTAACACCTTTAATCAAAGTGCAACCATCTATTACAATCTAAACGCTTTTGAAAAACCACGACTTAAGACGCTATCTCAATTTACACTAAGTGATTTTTCCGCCGTTGCCGCTTATGTCGTAACCGATTATCATACAGTAACATTACTAGAATTACCGCAGGAAAAAACAACTTTAATTAACTTGTTAAATTCAATTGAATCAACGCAAGCAGACAAGGCAATTGACGCCGCCGACTCAATCCGTGCCGGCTATTCCGCCGTTTTGCAACACTTGCCCCGCTTAACTATCATCGACTACATTAAACTCTTATCGGATAGCGCAAGCGCAGCGGATAGCGCCGTAAACGGCTCTGAATTAACCGAAAATCCGCAAAGCACCACTCAAGCAGCCCCGGCTATTCTATCGAACTTAATTGACAAGCTAACCACAGAAACGGCTGGCCGAAGCTTGCGAATCAAGCAGTTTGAAGCAGAGCAAAGAGCCCGATTACGTGCGCGCGCAGAACGCCGGGCTAGCTTAGCCGAAAGAGAGTTAATTGAGCGGCGCAAACAGCGGGCCAAGCAAGTTCAAGTGCAAAAAACTAACTTGAAGATGTTCATTAAAGCGCTGTCGGTTAGCACCGATGAAGCTAGTTTTTCCCAGAAGGTGCTTAAGATGGCAGACTTAATTGACAACGACCTTGACCTATGATTCACTTGCTTCGCTTTGCTTTGCAAATTTAATTACTATCGGTTTTCAAGGAACTTACTTAACTTAGCCGAAGGCAATTAACTCTAAGATTTGCACTCAATTTAGACGAAAGATTTTTTGTCTAGAATGGGTGCAAATTTTTGTCTAAATTCAAAATTAACGAGGGCTGTTCAGTCGGTAATTAGGTTATTTTTTGCTCAAGGTATTCAAAATCCGAGTACATTGACCAACTTTTAACTTAATTACCGACTGGACGCGCGTTACGATTTTTCCTACTAACTGGTTTTTCAAGGTTAATTAACACTTTTTTCTTGACAGCTTTCGGCGAGTAACTTCGTCGCTCACCTTCGACACAATTAACTTACAATCGACATCGGTCAACAGCTTCGGCACAGCTTAACAGCCAACTTCGGCACAACTTCGGCACAACTTAATTAAAGAGGATAACCAAATGACCATTACATTAGATGCACTTTGTGCGCTTGTCGCTAATCAGTCATCATTTAATCAACCATCTCCTGTACCATCAGCAACTTCAGAACTTAATGACCTTAATAGCACACAAGCAACTTCAACACCCAATGGCCTCGACTCAAGCCAGCAAATTGCAGTGCGCAATATATGCTCGAGTCAATTAAGTATCCTGACCGGAGCAGCCGGCACTGGAAAAACATTCACCTTAAAGGCCGTTTTGCAGGAGCTCTTAACTAAGTTCGATGCCTCAAGTATCTTCCTCTGCGCGTTTACGGGCAAGGCGGTGCTTAACATCATCAAGTCAATTAAGTCAGACCCTGCCCTAGCACCCTTCATCCCCCAGTGCCTCACGTTGCACAAGTGGCTTCAGTTTGTGCCTGAGTCCATTGAGATACCAGACCCAAGTAAGCCCTGCGGCTATCGCCTAAGCCGCCGATTCGTTCCAACCTTTAATGCAGATAATAAGCGAATTGACACCAAAGTGTTAATTATCGACGAAGTGTCAATGGTATCTAACGAACTTATGCTTCAAACCCTCGCAGCTCTAGACCTGCACAGCTTGCACAAGTTAATCCTCGTGGGCGACATCAACCAACTTCAGCCAGTCATCGGCAAGACAAGCTTAGCTTACTTCGGGGCGCATTCCGGTTGCTCACTCAATTATCTTACTACTGTACACCGGCAAGCTGATGGAAATGACATTGTTCAAGCAGCTCACCTCTTCAAGTCAGCCAACTTAATTGCCTTGCAACAGGCCATCAAAGCTAAGGAGTTCAAGAACGTCAAGTTCATCAAGGCCGAAAACTACCTTGACCTCTATCGGATTATTGAGCTAATTAACGAGAAATACCACCTGCGCTTTAATGAACAAGAGGACTGCATTATCACCCCAACTAACGTTGGAGCTACTGGACAAGAGGTTCTCAATCAGCGGCTCAACAAGTATCTAGGCGTAACTAAGCAAACAGTACTTTGCGGCGTGGCAATTAAGTTATTCGGCGTCGGCGACAACGTGATGTTCACTAAGAACAACTACGAAGACGGCTACATTAACGGCACAGTAGGCCGCATAATTGAGATGCAACTTAATGAAGACGTAGTGGTGCCTAGCGACACAAATACAGCAACATTCCAATCGGCGCAGCCAGCGCCGCAAGGCGAGCTCTCAGATGCTGAACTTGGTGACTTAATTGACCAGTCAGCCCAAGCAACGGTTCAAGCAGATTCGCAAAGCGAAGCCGATGAAGGCTTCTTCTCAAAGAAGGCAAGCCACACTTTGACTATAGAGTTCATTGACATCTATGGCACCTTACGTCAAATCAGCCTAAGCAGCATCGGAGAGATAAGTAACTTGCTCTTGGCAAACGCCATCACTTGCTACAAGGCACAAGGCTCAACGTACAAGCGTTGTATCATCAACCTACTTGACTGGAAAAATGGCAACTCAATTAACAACGAATACGCCTACACGGCTCTAACACGCGCCTCCGAATTCGCTTGGGTAATTTACAACAAAAGTGGCTTAGCCAAGCTCAAAAACCGCCAGCTGGCCGGTTCTTCGGATAAGGAGAAAATTGAGAATCTTATCTCAAGTAACTCAGACAGCGAAACCGCCGCTTACATTGAGGACTTCCTAAGCAAGTGGTTGCACGAGGCTAGCGCCTCTAATGCAACTTAATTACGACAATAATAATTAAATTGTGATGCGTCAGCATCACTGAAAGGACATTGAAATGAACAACATAATTAGCACTCCGTGCACTTCGCACACTCAAAAGGTACTCCACGTTGAAAGCGGAGCCGAACTTTTGAAGTTAATTAAGTCAGACTCTCAATTAGCACAGGCAGACGTAATCTGGCTAGTGGAGAAAGCCAACGGATTCTACGCCGCAATTCCACTAGCTGACTTACTTGAAGCCTCAACATCAATCAAGCTTCGGCAAACCCCAAAGAAGCTCTGTTTCGCTGGAAGAGCCAAGTTAAGCTACACCTTCGAGGCCGCCCAGCTGAAGAACCTAAATCAGGTTCTCGAGTTCCTTAGCTACTCCTTACAGGACATCACAATTAAAGCGATGAACAATCAAACCGCCGGAGCTTACGCAAACATAATTGTCCTCGGAGAACTCACTGTAGCCGGCGAGCATCAGAACTTTCCATTAACTTCCAGTGCCCTGCGCCGCAAAGTTATAACAGAGCAGCTTGACTTCCTGCCTTTCGCCATGTTCAACGTGGCACAGCGCAACCCACTTGACGGCTCTTATCAGAACTTAATTAAGTGGAATTCGGGCATGAGCTTCGAGCAGCAAGCAGCGAGCCCGCTTGGGACTGTGGACTTAATTATGTTAGAATACAGCGAAACCACCTTGCGTTCTGTCTTGCGCCAGCGCCACTGGGAGGGCTTTGTCTTTTATGACTCAAGTAGCTCCTTCATCCCAAGCAAGCGTACCAGCCGAGTTGTCGCCCTGAAGTTCCCTGTGTTCATTCCAGCTCAAGTAACTTCATTCACCTACAACTACACAACGAGGGGCCGAATCATAACTCAAGTAACTTGTTGCACTGCCGAAACCGTGCTACCAGATGGGACTACATTGCCTTCAAAGCGTGTAATCCTCGGCTCTGGAATAGACGACTTAATGCGCAGTAAGCTCGAAGCCGGCTTTCGGGTTGACCTCTTAATTAAGTGCGAACATGTTAATCGAGATGGCAACCTAATTAAACCGGTAATCACCAGCAAGACTTACATAGCTGAAGCTAAGGCAAGTGGTTACGAATAGCGATGCTAGCGCATAGCAAGTAACTTCAACAACACAACACCAGTAACAATTCACTCAATTCACAAACGTGCTGAAAGGACAATTAAGATGACAACAATAACAAGATATTCCAAGCCGCAAAAACGGTCAAGTAAGTTCACCCAGCGGAAAGCCGCCCCAAGTGCCGTCAGGCTCGCCGAAGAAGTTAAAGCATACAGGAAAGCCAAGCTGGCATTTCGTGTCTATGCTTCAATGGGCGATTTCACTAAGGCACTCAATGAACTTATGAAACTCAATGAAATCACTCGCTTCAGCCAGCACCCAGATGGCTTTTGCTTCAGTAGGTACCCAGGACGCTGGACTCAAGGAATGCTCAAGCTGATTCCGGTGAAAGAGTTAATTGACTTTCGCTGTAAGCGCACCGCCGAAATCTGCTTTGGGAACATCAAGATAATTGACGCATATCTGAAACAGCGGCGCCACAAAGTTGTCTACAACTTAATTGCCTCGAAGAAACTCAAGGTAACTCGATGCCAACTTAGCCGCTACATTCACGAGTGCCTCGCGCAACAACATTATGTTGACCACCTTTGCTTCTTTCCTGATTGGAAAATTAAAGTTAATTGGGTTGAGCAGACCATTGAGGGCACAAGTGGCGAAGCCACCCCGGAGGGCTCAGCTAATGCCAATTAAGTTAAAAGAGGTTAAGCGACATATCAAGTTAATTGAGCGTCGCCAAGAGCAGCCCTTTAAGATAGTTATAACATTCAGCCGCAATGGACTTATATCGCGCCAGGAACTTCATTCAGTCAAAGATTTTGTTTACTTATACTTTGACTTGATGTATAATAACAACGGAATAATCAACCTTTATATAGAGGAAACAAACGGAAATGATTAGCTTAAACGAATTACTTAACACACTGCCAGCTGGCGGCCCTGCGGTGCCTAACACAGCATTAAAAGAGCCGAAGGCTCCGAAGGAAGAAGTCAATTTATTGAATGCACCTATCAACGCAGTTCAATCAGCTCAAGTGTGGTCAACCGACCTCACGGCGCTGGCCAACTTTGAAGACTCGATTGACTATATGGACCGCATTGAGGCGATGCCGCCACTGGCTGACTTAATTGACCTATATTCCAAGGAAGCGGCCGACGCAGCCTTGCAACTTAACAGCGAGCAAAGCGAGCTCCTTACTTTAGTTCACAATGAGCTCAGTAAGATAGAAGAGTCAATCGACTTGAAGCAAATAGACACCTCAGTGAGTGCTATAATGGAGCGGCTTCAGGAGAATCCCGAGGTTCTGAACTGCGTTCAACCTAAGGATATGCGCATCTTAATTAACTCATTCGACCGCTTGTACGCCACGAAGTCAGCAGTTAGTTCAGCGCGTAAAGAAAAAGCGGCCGAAAAACGGAGCAACAAAGCTAAGCAACTTGCATTTTTGGAGGATTTAGACAATGAACTTGACATCTAACCAGGGTACCAATTTGAATAAGACTCTCAAGCTAAGTGCGGTGGGAGAAAACAACTTAATGGAGTATTGCGGCGCCACGCTGATTCCGGTAATTGAGCACCACCTAATTGGCGCCTCAAGCGCCCAGCGCCTTTACGTAGAAGTAGCTCTAAGCCACTATTATGCTCTTAGCACAATTGAGATGATAAAGCAATTTATCAATAAGCATCTAAGCAACTCCGTTGGCTGGCGAATCAAAGCTATTGATTACCGCGAGGCCGCTTTCTTGCTCTCCATGTTAATTATGCCAGTCGAAGTTAAGCAAGCTTCAAAGGAAGAAACGGTCTTAATTAAAGAGAAGAGTCAACTAGCAGAGTACAATAAAGCAACAGCAGTTGGCACACAGCGCCGCAAATGTTGGAGATGGTGCAACAAGGTAATTAACATCAATGGCTCATTTGCCACCCTGGAACACAAGCTTCTTATAGCAGTCAACGAGGCCGATGCTGATGGCTTCGTGGCAATTAACTGTACCTGCTTAATTGACCCCGCAATTTGGCCCGAGGCTCCGGAGGCCCAGCCCAAGGTCGAGCGTCAATTTAGAATTGAACTTAATCGAGCAGTCAGAAAAACGCCCCTGAAGTATGCACGCTTGCAGCTCATTAAGGAGAATCATGTAATCAAGTTCTCATTAACTCCAAGAGTTCGTTGGGTCAAGTGCTGCATTTGCGGCGAATTGAAACCGCAGGAAGAATTCGGGCCGGCTAAGACTATCTGTCTTAATTGTCTTGAAGTAATGGAGGCATCTGAATGAGCAACGCAAATGAAAGTAATGCGAGCGAAAGCAAAGCGAGCGAAGCGAGCAGAAATGCTATCTCAATTAGCTACTCTTCCTTAGGCAGCTTCGGGAGCTGCCCGATGCGCTTTGTCCTAAGTAAGTGTAGTAACTTCGAAGTACCACGCCGCAGCTCGGCAGCCTCGCTAATTGGCACCGCTGTCCACGAAGCATTCCAGTTCTACCTCATCACAAGGAACTTTGATGGAGCAATCAAGGTGCTTATGTTGAAGTACCCAATTAAGTTGAAGAAAGCGATGCAGGGCAATTATCACTTCCTCACAGCATACCGCATTTTGAGGGAGCTTGTTAATTGGTTCGAGAGCAGCAACTACGACTTACTTTACATCAACGAGAAACCGGCCATTGAGTTCAAGGTTGACACAACATACTTAATTGCGCACACCAGCGAACGCAGGGACAATGTGGTACCAGCCCCTAGAAAAGTTACATTAGATAAAGTCAATTATATCGGTTTTATAGACGCGGTCTTCATTGACCGCTCAACCGGCGAAATCGTAGTCTGCGACATTAAGACTTCGTCAACTACCAGCTCTGAAGAAGAGGAGTTAAGTAAGTATGCCCTGAGCCCGCAAACTGTTGAATATGTAACTAACATATTGAACTTACTTGGGTTTGACCAGCAGGAATCAACCTCGCTTATCTCCAGCATCAAAGTCCTTTACCTAATCTGCAGGTTCAAAGGAACTGAGTATGCAATTAACCCACTATTCCTAAGTAAGACCCCAGAGTGCGTTGACAACCTGATGAATGGGCTGCGGCAGGTTGTAAGGTTAATTGAGTCGAATGGCCTAAGCACAGCGGCCTATTACAAAAGCGGTAATTGTGTCAGTTATGGAACTCGATGCCCATTTTTCGAATGGTGTCAATCAGGTGCGGAGTGTCAATTAACTCTTCAACAAGCCGAAGACCCAAGGAAAGCTTATAGTACCAAGAAGATATATAAGGTACTTGGAGTATAACAAAGAAGTGGCTTTGCCACAATAGAGCGATACGTAAGTACCTTGGATTAATTTAACAAACGAAGTGAGTTAAAATGAAATTGAGTGAATATCTTAATAAGAAACCAGTCATAAAAGTCCTTTGCTTTGGCGAGGGCAAGACCGGTAAAACAACTTTTGTTACTGATGTGTTCAACCTAATTGACAAAGGTTATCACATCATCTACATTGACTGCGATAAGTCAATGAACATCATCTTTAACCAAGCGGCCAAGTTCAAGTATCTTGATAAAGTCGACTACTTTCAATTAAGAGATGAGCAGCACATCACAATCTTACCATTTGTCAATGCGCTGATAAGTAAGTGTGACTTCTACTACAACCAAGATACTGGAGAAGTGGTCAGCGATGCGCGGCTGCTCAAGAACCGAAGTCAATTTACTTGTATCCACGCAAGCCGCATAGATGAACATACAATAATAATCCTCGACTCGCTTACCAGCTTCGCGGAAAGTATGTTCAACAAGTTAAGGGAGAAACAGCTGTATGTAATGGGTAGCTTTGACAAGGATAAGCTCTACAACGGTCAAGTACAGCAGTACTACGGGGTACTCTCAACGGAGTTCTTTGAGTTCCTTGACAGGCTAAGCAACTTAGCGGCCTCGGTCTTCGTGATTTCGCACACTAAGACAGTTGAGCGGAAGAATAAGGCTGGTGAGGTAATTGAGCGAAAAATTTACCCGCTGTCAACTACCATCAATGCATCAGAAGCACTAAGTAAGTACTTCGACGAATGCTTATACTTCTACTCAAGGGCCGGCAAGTATTATGTTTCAGCTCAAGCAACTTCAGAAGTTTGCGGCATCGGAGGGCGGCAGCTCGAGCCCAAAATTTACCAGTCGAGTGAATTAACTCCTAGCATAATCCTCCAGAAGTACAACCACCGACTCAACGAAGCCCCGATTCATGACATCAAGTTAATTGAGTCTGAAACCCCAGAGCCAACGTCGAGTTCAGTGATTGCATTGACTTCGAACAAATTAACCTTGTAAATTAAGGGGCTCCTGTGAGCCCCGCACTAGGCACTGTATTAAGTGCACCTCAAATAACATTAATATTAACATTAACCTATAAGTAAAGAAAGGAATTTACTATGAGCAATGAAATCAATTTCTTGGACGTCAACTCTAATGAAGTTAAGGAAGTATCCACTAACTTTGTGTGGCCGAAGGGTACCTACGCACTCAAGTTGGAAGAAGTTAAGCAGGTTGACAACGAAACCAGCAGAATTGTCTTTTTCTTCGTAATTGAGGACGCCGCCGATGTTAGCAGCTCAATGGACATCTCCAAGATAATTGGCAAGAAAATGGTTTACAGCCTGCCTATCTTCAACCAGACTCCTGAAGACATTGCCGAAAGTTTGGGTAAAGTAAAATATGCTATCCTGAACTCTGGGGCCAACAAAGACACTCAAGGAACTTTGATGGACTTAATTAACTCGGCAATCGGCCAGGTTACTTGGCACAAGGTCTTCGAGCAGAATGGTAAAGATGGCGTAACCAGAAACCAGATTGACTGGACTGAGTTCAAACCGAAAGCTTAACAGCTATAAAGCCTTTAAGCATTTCACAAAACAAATCAGGTGGGTGGGCTTCGTCCCACCCACTTAACTCCAACCGTATAATTGGATAAGGCAAGATGATTATCTTAAATATCAGCTCACACGATTCAGCTAACCGGATGCTGGGGCAGATGCTAATTAACTCAGCTGCAAAATTCGGCCTCCCAAAACCTGCTGTCAAAATCTTAACTGGTACTAATCAGGTTACCAAGTTCATTAACAAAGAGGCACTTTTAGGCCTCAAGGAAACCATCTTTATAACAGACGACATTAAGTATGCCAGCAACCACAAGAAGCCGCACTTCTGCCAAGGGGAAGTTACTTCACTCGAGGCCGAAAATAGCTTCGTTATCTACTTGAGTTGCAAAGAGATAAGTAGCTTCTTCAACCCAGCTAGCCGCATTCATTATGAGCACATCTGCGAAAAGGCTATGTTACTTAACTACCACTTATTGCCGCAATTCAATTTCATCTACAAGCCAATTTACAGCACGCCAGAACTTCGCACCTTCGTTGAGTGGCTTACAAATAGTTCAGCAAACTGTATGTGGCTAATTGGCTGCGACATTGAAACCAGCAACTCACTTATCACTTGCATCTCATACACCATAATCAATTTAGCAAAGCCTCAAGCCCCTCTGAGCTTCTGTGTCGACCTAATTGAATATGCTTCCGGAAACCGCCTCGGCGAATCCAACATTCAGGTGTACCTTGAGAAACTTGCACTAATTAAGCAGCTACACAGCAATACCGCTATTAGGTTCGTTTTCCACAATGGCACCTATGACAATTCGTATCTAATTAAGTACAGCTGCCCAGCTTGGGCTTATAGGTGGGACACTCAGTATCTCTTCTACTCAATGCACTCCCTAAGCCGAAAAGCTCTATGGCACGTAAGCAGCTCGGTCAACCCAATGTACAAGTATTGGAAAGAGGAGATTCGAGGAGGTGAGGAAGATGACCTTGATGTTAAGGAAAGCAGAATGCCACATACAGTTGATGGATACAAGCGCTACCTACGCTACTGTGCCCTCGATTCATTCCAGACGCTAACTAACTTATTTTATATGTTGCAGTTAATTAACTTCCACTACAAGTGGGCGCCCCGAAACTACGGCCAGATTCACCTCTTGAACTTAATTTACATGGAAATGCAATTCCACAGCTTCCCTGTCGACCGCGAGCACTTAACCCAGATTATTCAGGGGAAGTCAATTAAGTCCAATAAGGTAAAAGCGCTCTTCGAATATATCTTCGCTGACGCTTTGCCTAACTTCAACATCAACAGCGTGGCAACTAAGCGGAAAATCTTTTATGACTTACTTAAAGCTACACCAGTAGGCGGGGCTCTGAGCACGGACGCCGACACATTAAGTCAGCTGGCCAAGCAGCACCCGTTAATTGAGTGGTTTGCAAACAAGCTCAAGGAATACCAAGAGAACAATAAGTTCGTAAGCGACTTTGGGAAGCTGCTTAACATCAGTTCAATCGGCTGCAAGCTTAACGCCACCGGCACAATTACCTCGAGAGCCAACGCCAAGGCAACGGACTTCAATAAGGGCCGCAACTTACAGAACATCACGGCCGAAATTCGAGAAGCTTTTGTTGCGCCGCAAGGCTACTTAATTGCCGACATCGACTACAGTCAAGCAGATACCTACTTCGTAGCTGCTTCAACAGACGAGAAGATGTTTCAGGTAGTTACTGATGACCGAGATACGCACGCAGTTCACGCAAGTCAGGTGTTCGGAATCCCCTACGAAGAGGTGCTGGCGCACAAAGGAGATAAGCACAGCGCACGAAAACTTGTGAAGCCAATTAGCCACGGCGGCAACTATTTCATGACAGCTAGGACTATGTACGCACGACTGCTAACTGAAATCGGCACAACGGGACTCCAGCAGATGGCCGAGCGGCTCGGTCTGCCGAAGCCCAAATTAACAAAAGACTTCATTAAGTTATGCGAAATTGCGCTTCACAGATACAGGGCGCAGTATCCTAAGTTACTTCACTGGCACTACACCCTCTACGGCGAGCAAACGACGAATCAAGGCCTTATCTCAACAGCCTTCGGATTTACCACGTGGTTCCCAATTAAGATGGATAAAGAGAAAGTCGATGGAGTCTTACGGCAAATTGCGGCTTACAAAGGGCAGGGCGGAACAGCTGGCTTAATGAACCGCTTCTTAGTCAACACTTACTTCGAGGGCCGCTCGCAGGAATTCGACTCAATGGAGTATCCTGAATATGGGAAGTTAATGAAAGAAGCTCTGAATGCCAGCGACTTCATACCTGTGGTTCAGGTGCATGACTCCATTGTCTTCTTTATCCGCGAGGATAAGCTTCAACTCCTTGACGCAATCATGAAGCAGATGATGGCACCAATTAACTACAATGGCCACCAGTTTCATGTACCTGTTGAATGTGAAGTAGGCCGCTTTTGGTCAAAGCGGCTAATGAGCCCATACAAGTTAGGCGACTTCGAAAATTTCGACCTGAATAAATTACACACTCTAGAAGAAAGGACTTTATAAAATGACAAATGTATTACAAGAAAGATTAGATGATTGTATCAGCACATTACTCAAGTATCCGAATTTGTTCGGAGGGGAAATTAACTCATTGAAGTTAATTAGTCAGTATGGCAAAAAGCCAGTCTGGCAAACCAGGGCTATTAGCGGTGATATATTTGACGCAGTCGAATTAACTTTCGGAATACCAAACACTGAATATGAAGTAAAGCGAATATTTACAGATGATGAAGTGCCAAGCTTACTTGACTTCTACAAACTTCAGAAAGAGTGGATGGAAAAATTCGGCCTGGTTTGCCAGTGCTGATGATATGCTTAAAATGTGCCAGTACATTAGCCAGCGAGGTTTACGTGGTAGCATAAGTTACTACTCAGAGGAAGATAATCAAACACCAGCGGTCATCTTAATGGACTTCTATGAATACACAGAGGAAATAAAAGCTATCCACAGAACCACTATTATTTGCCACGATTGGATAATGGAGCGCGAATATTTGGACGAGGCAATTAAGGAACTTTTAGAAAAGCACACTGACTTGACAAATTAAACAAAATGAATTATTATGTAATGGTACCACCAAGCCGGTACATTTGTTTTAACTCAATTAACATAAGAAAGGAAATTAAGATGGCAGAAGTAATTAAGACTACAGCTCCGATGTGGGCTTCCGACTATGATGGCCTCGTTAAGTTGCTTGAGTCGATTGGCGACGGCACTTACGATAGCCAGACTATCGCCCCTGAACTGTGCCAGATTCCGCCGCACGTAGCTAAGCTGCTGGCTGCTGAGTTGGTAGCGTTTAAACCGGAAGCTGCTTAACTCTTAAAGTTAATGTACGGTAAAGTGCGAGGGCGGCCTTCGAGGTTCGCCCTCCATTAAGAAAGGAATATCATTAAGATGCGCATACACAACAAGTTAATTAAGCGCTTCATTGAACTCAATCAACATACAGAAGCTCCTGAGCTTTTCCTTGTATGGAGCTTACTTGGGATAGCATCTGCTTGCGCGGCCCGCGAAGTATCCTTTCAATTAGGTGATACTACAATTTGGCCCAATCAGATGATACTCTTAGTTGGCAACGCAGGAGTCAGGAAGTCAACGGTGATAAACACAATAAAACCGCTAATTCCCAGCTATGTTACTTTAGCCCCTAATGAACTTGAGGCCGGAAGTAACGGCTTGGTTCAATTTATGGCCGGCATCACTAATGTTCAGCAGAAGCGCCTCGAAAAGAAGTTACTTAAGTATGAGCACATAGTACCAGAAGATGAAATAAGCGACCTGTTAAATTCAGACACAAGTAACATAGAATGTAAAGTAAGAAGCAAGAATTTCAGCACTCCATTGATATTAAATAGTGAATTTAGTACCTTTGCAGGAACCGGCTCGTTTAAGTTATTTACAACACTGAGCCACTTGTGGGACGGTTCAGATTACAATAGGCAAGGAATAGAAATTAAAGAACCCTTAATTAACATCTTATCAGCTATAACTCCAGCAACTCTGGCCAAAATTTTGCCGCCCGAGCAAATGGAGCAGGGCTTCGTAAGTAGGTGCATATTCGTATATGGTTCTAAGGAAAAACAGATTCCACGCCCAAGATTTTTCACGCCCGATAAAATGCCAGAGTTAATTGACGCCTTCAAGAACATTGAGTTTGTATACCACAACACGAAATTTGATGAAACACCAGAAGCAGCAGAATTTTTAGATAACCTCTATATGTTAAATAAGCAAGTCAAAGATTTCCGCTTCACGTATTACAACGCGCGGCGACATATACACTTAATTAAGACGGCAATGTCAATCGCCATCTTATCAAACAGCACTACATTAACAAAAGAAATCTATGAAGATGCCGATGAGATTTTGAGCACAACGGAGGCTTTAATGCCAGAAGCACTTGGTGAATATGGTTTGAGTAAATTGAGCGAGGCTAAGCAAAAGCTGCTTGATTACATCAGGCAGTCAGAGGCCCCAATTACCTATACAGAACTTAGTCGCCTAGCAGCTAAGGATATGCGGGACGCTGACTTCAGTGCCATTTTGCAAGGCTTCGTCAATGAGAAAAAAGTATTTACTTGGGTTGGTGCTAACAATGTGCGCTTCTACTCGACAGCCAAATCTTCAATGAATCTTCAATGAACTTAGGAAAGGCAATTAACTATGGGAATAGATAAGCGGCGTTTAATTATAAGCGTCATAACTAAACGAATCCAAGCCCACTGGCCGGAGCTAAAAATTTCGCAGGGCATAATTTACTTGTACTACTTAATTGAGGGCTGGTCGGACATTCTGTATACAGATACCACTGGAAACCAGACCATTGGGTTGGGGCATAAATTAACATCTGAAGACAAATTGCGGCTTGAAAAAGGCTTGCAGCTTGACCGAGAGCAGCTCGTTTGCTGGGCCGCTAATGATATTGTGAAGTCAATTAACTTGGCAGAAACGCAGCCTGAGTACATGAGCAAGGTCATCAGGCCAGTCTTTGGCTACTTGATATTCAACTTGGGGCATTATGGATTTTCGAAGTTCGTTAACTTTCGAGCGGCAGCCCTCAAGTTTCAAGAAATGATGACAGATGTTAATGCACTTAAAATGCTCAATGAACTAGCAGACTCAAAATGGGCCACACAAGTTCCTCGGGCTTTGCGCATCATCTCGAATTATGTGCTAAGGGGTGAAGTAACAGCTAATTATCTCGATGAAGCAGATTACCACTTCAAAGGTGAGAAGATTCACCCGAATCTCCGAGCGGCCGCTTTTCGAGAACCAAGTTACTTTAATCTACCCGCTAAACAGGAAGTTAAGTGAGCAAAAAGAAAGGGTGGAATCAATTAAGATTCCACCCTATTTTTATACTCTAATTTAGTTTATCCTCCTTTCAATTTAATCTCTTTATTTGTGCCGTAAGGCACTAGGCACTAGGCACTAGGCACTAGTCCTCAATCGGCTCGAACAAGTCCCTGTAGGCTTCATAGGAAGAAGCACTCATTAACTTCTGCAAGTCATTAAACGCTGCGATGCTGTCTTGCGACCCAAGTAACTCAATCTGCCTATCAACCTTAGTCATAGTAGCAGCATTATACTGCGCCTGTGCCCAAGGTATGAAGGCGTCAAGTGAGCCACCAGACTTAATGTAGCCCTCGAATGCTTGGGTAATTAAGTCGGTATCAATTTGCACGTTACCTGACCGCAAGAACCTAAAGCCAGCCTTAAATGCTTTTCGAAGGTCATTAAGTTTTTCTTGATTAATTGCATCTCTAGCCCGCATTCGGGATTCGAGGCGCCAATTTTCTGCTTGCTCAATCGAGTTGAAACCAAGTGCAGTAACTAGGCTGTTAATCCTCTGGATATTACCATTACGGTCAACTGAGTAAGTAAACTCATTCCCGTTCTCATCATACATCTGGTTGCCTAATTTAGCAAAAGCCCTAATTGACGACACCGGTGAATACTGGCTAATTAACTCTTGAAGCCGATGGGCGCTCAGGCCAACTTCGCTCTTCATTGCCCCATACATATCCTTAACCAAATTAACAGAATCATCCAGCATTGACACAACAGGGCTAATGTCCTGCAATGTGAATGAGCCGTTAATTGGCAAGAAGCCTCCAGTAACAGGGTCGATATCACCACGGCTACTTAGGTCAGTATCGACAAGTGAGCCCAGGGTGTACATTGCGGCCCGAGCAGCGGAGTCGCTTCCCAAGGCATTTCTCAAGTAACTATATGTATCCTCTTCGCCCTCCACGGGGAAAATCACATTCTGCATTACTTGACTAAAGGGCAGTGAATTAAGTCCGAAAGTCAAGTATTGCGTCCCAAAGGCTTTAAGCACTGAGGCGTTTCCCAAAGAGTAGGCGTCAAGTAACTGCTGCATTACATTGAGCTTGTATGTCTTAAAGGTCCCAAGCAGTGCAGGAACAGCACCTCTGTATACATTAGGTTTATTCAGCACGCTGTAATTACCCACGACGTTATCAGAGAACTGCTTAGCAAAGATGAATCTCATTTGCTGAGTTTTCAAGCCGGCACGTCCAGCAAGTTCATAGCCCATAAGGAAGCTGAAAGACCTACTTAACTCTTCTGTCTGGTCGGCCGCCGCTGTAGCACCCTTGTTAATTAACTTCAATGCCTGCTTAAACAGCCCAGAATCATAGGCTACTTTAGTCGGCTCGAAGACAATGTCGCGAAGCATATTAGCATCTCGGCTAACATACCCTTGCTTCTCGGCCATCTGGAGAATCACCTTGCCTTTCTTTGTAAACTGTTTCTTCATTGACTCGAAGAAAGCACCAAGCCAATCAACAGTGCCCCAACGCTGAGTCATATCAACTTCGCGCCCGTAGAAGCCGACTCGAGCAGCATAGCTAGAGGCGTCTTCCCACTTAGTCGGGTTAAGCGACATGGTAGCAAAGTGGCTCATCGGTATAACACCAAGTACATTAAGTACCGCCTGGCTCATGCGCCCAAAGCGAAGCAAGCTCCAGTTTATGAGTTGCTGAAGTTTATGCGTAACCCCGAGGGCATTAGCTTTTGGCAGCTTCCCAATTACATTGCTCATCAGCTTCTGCTCGTCTGCAATTTTCAAGTCCTTGGCAATTTGGTCATTCAACTTACTTGAATGCAAATCGCACATTGAGCTGTAGAAGCTATCCACAACTTCATTGAACTTCTGCACAGTCGGCGAGGTATTCACGGAGCGGCCGTTCAGTAAGTTAATGTACTCGTGAATCGTCGTCCGAACCTCAGGAGAGGTGCCAGCATTCTCGCCAAGCATCTTGGCGTACTGTGCTTCTCGGTTGAAGAACGCCCCTTGGTACATCTTGCCCAAACCTTGGCCGCGCTTAATTAAGTCATTGTACAAAGTCGAGGCAATGTCCGGGTCGTATTCAAAGGCCAAGCCAATTGACGTCCTGTCCAAGCGCCCGCTGTTATACTTCAACTTGCTGTACTCACCAGAGGCATTAACCCAACCGAGCCACTCTTCATCGGGGTCAATTAAGTGGTCGCGCTGAACGTCGGCCCGAGATTTCACCTGCAGCTTAGAACCCTTGCCGGCCCACATAGGCGAGTACTGATTGAGAAGTTCAAGTTCCTTAGCGGTGACCGCTTTCAGCTCCTTGGCCGAATTTGCGGTTACGGTGCTAATTAACTGGTCACCATCATAGATGAAATTAACTTCAGAGCCCAATTTGTTGGCAATGTGGAAAGGTTGCGTATACTGTGCATTGCCTCCAAATGCCCTAACAATCTTCTTGCGGCCGCTGTACAGCTCATTGTTAATTGACTTATACAAGTTAAGAAACTCTTGAGTAGATTCACCCAGCTCCAATGTTTTGCCCTCTGCTATGTTAGCTAAGTCCGGCAAGTCGGTTATTTCAAGGTTGCGGTAGCGATTAGCTTGGTCAGGCGTGAGAAGCCCGAGCCGCTCAGCACGGTCAATGGCAATTGCGTTTCTCGTGGTAAGCATCTCGACTTCTTCTTCTCCAACTCGCTTAACTGTAGTCATCAGGGTAAAGTCATCACCGATTTCGAAGCCCATCTTAGTTAACTTGGCAAACTTATTAAGTTGCACTTTCTCAACTTCGCCGAGCTTCTCACCAACTTGCTTTAGCGGTTGCAGTCGGTCAGTAAGATACTTGTACATAGAGTTGTTACTTAACTCTGTAAGCCGATTGACGGCCGCCATCGTAGTATCACCTATGTAGTTATACATTTTACTGAACAGATTACCCAGTGCTCGAGGTAAATGGCTTCCTACAATGTCATCAACTTGCCGAACTTGGTCAACAAGAGGATTCTTCGTGAACATATCCGCGAGGCCTTTCAGGGCCGGATTTCCTTGACCGATGTCAATTAACTGCTGGCTGAAATTCGCGGCATTAGCTTCAGAGATGGCTCGAGCATTAAGCATCTGCTCATACTCATTAAGTTTAGCTGAGTCAACCTCAATGACCAACTTATCCTGTGGGGTTAAGTCAAGCTTGTTCCAGCCAGCATCTCTGAGGCCGCTTGACTTAACATCTCGATTAAGCTGTCCCTTAAAAAGCCGGCTCACAAACTTGGACTGGTCAGTAACTTCATAGCCGAATTTTTGCACCTCGGCAACTAAGTCGTCAGCCAGACCCAGGTCTAATTTATGCAAAAGGTAGTGCTTAGTAAATCTATCCGCCATAGTCAGGTAAGACTTCGGGGTGGCCAAAACCATCTTAGAGGCAATTTGCGGCTGGGCCTCAATTAACTGCGCAAGTGCATTAGCGACCCACGGATTTTCGGGCGCCATTTTATCCATTGCTTCAATTATCTTCTTATTCACAAGCAAACCTTCTTTATTCACCTTACCCAGCTTCTCCGCATTAGCCTTAATTAAGTAAGCATAAGCTTCAGCGGTATCGAAAGTCGGAGCAGTTACTCGAGGGTCAACAGTCAGTGTGTTAAGCAAACCTTTCTTGCCAACACGATATTGCAAGAAACCAGAAGCATCTCTCGTGAAATCGCTTTTCTTGGCGTAGTCAATGAACCTTGGCTTGATTTGCGCGGCCGGAGTAACAGTGCCATCTTCATGAACTACAAAGTAACTCTTCTGCGGATTTTTCTTAGCAAGTTTATTAACTTGGTTCAAGCTAATTGACTTCAAATTTTGGCCCTGCTTAGCAGGTTCATTTTTCAGCAAAGTCTTATATTCCTTAATGCTATCAGTAGCAGCTAAGAGCATTGGATTTTGGTCAGCTAAGTTACTCAGCACCAAAGCTTCGCGCGGATTTTTAGCCAGCTTCCCAAGTAACTGCTTACTCATCTGGTCATTCATTGACTTCATCTGAGTCAATTCGGCCTTGGCATCAGAAAACAGCTTCGTGTCGATTTTGCCCTCAGCAAGTAAATTAGAAAGGTCAGCTGTAATAGCCTGCTCAACTTGAGCCAGCTGCTTACCCGATTCCTTAGCTGCAACAAAAGCAACCGAGTTATTAGAAACCTGTTCCCCGAAGGCGAAATTTGTGGTTGGCTTAATTGAAGCGCGCTGCTTGAATACTGAGTTAGCCTGGCGAGTAAGTTGATTAATTGTGTTTTTGGCTTGCCGCATTGTAGCTATGGACTCAAAAGCGGTTCCACCAAGCAGCAATCCCCAAGACCACTTAGGCGACTCCTTATATACATTCAAGTATTCATCAACTGCTTTGCCATAAGAGTCTTCATAAGAAGCACCTAAGAATGCAAGTTCACCAACTCCAGCTCTGGTTGCGGCTTGGGCAACATTGCGGCTAAGTGGGATAGCTAATTGAGTCGCCACCTCACCAATAGGCTTAATACCGATAGAAGCTAATGAACTGGCTTTCTCATAAGCGGCCCACTGGCTCTTATTCCCATACCAACCTGCTTTGATGCCCATAGCTCGATTGGTAATTCCCATTGCGCCTCCAATTGACGCAAGGTTCCCAAGGAACCGCCCGGCGAAAAGTTGGGCTTCGTTGGCCTCGTCAGCCTGACCGGTAATTGCCTCGGTTATAGCTGCGTAACTCTCAGCATCATCGCGGCCATTAAGTCCGATTAAGTCATAAGCTTGGTCAACTATGCTGCGAAGTCCGTGGAAATCGCCTGATGCGCCGGCAGCTCTGCGGGCAGAGTTAATTAAGAAGTCCCCAATATTTGCCGTTGCTTTAGGAATGTTCAGGGCCGCTAAGTAGCCAATTCCGGCAATTGACTTAGTAGTTTCAATTGCGCTCATATTTTCAGTTGCCACCTTTACACCAGCGACAGTTTCACCAAGGCCTTCACCGACAGAGTAAGTTGCTTTAGTTGCATCAACAACAGCTTCTCCAACTGCTTTTCCAGCTTTAGCTGCTAATTGAGTCGGCAAGCTAATTGCATCAACTAAAGAGCCAGCGCCCTTAATTAACTTATCCATAAAGCCGCCCTCGGGTTCTTTTGCACTAGCCTGTGTAGCTTGCTCACTTTTAATAATATCTTCCTGAACTTTAGCATCAATGACCGGTGCTAGCAGCTCGTCCATTTCAACTTCATCAGGCATAACAGTTTGAGCCAAGCCATCAGAGGTTGACTCGTAATTCACAAGTAAGTCTTCAATAGCTGCTTGCTGCTCGGCCTGAAATTGGGCTTCATTAACTTCACCAACCTGCTTAGCGTCCCGCTGTTGCTTGGGCATCGCATCGTCAATTATCTCTTCTTTGACAAATTGCAGCTCAAGCAACTCTTCTATTTCAGGTGGCAGAGCTTCATTCACGTTTGCCATTAGATGTACTCCTATTGTTAATGTTCCTAATAGACGCAATTTGTCTATTGCGGAATTGGTTGATATTACTTGCCATAGTTGGAAGGTCATTGACAGCAGTCAGACTTTTAATCCCATAGCTACCCCAAACGTATTGCTTTTGCTTAGAGTCAATAAACATATTGGTAACTTCAGGAGATTCCAACGCTTCATTAACTATAGCATAAGTTTGCGGCGTGATTATCTTGGATTTAACATACTTATCGGCTAAGAGCTTTAGGGCTTGAAGGTCCGTAAGCGGATTTTTTAGTCCCCTGTTAATTGCCTCTTGCTTATATAAGCTGACACCATTAAGTAACCTCCCCAAATCGGGGCGTCCTTTTTCGGCTACTTCACCGAGGCGATTTATCGTAAAGTCAACGAACTCCTGTTCAATACCCTCAGTAAATTTATTCTTGCTCGAAGCCGCATTCACAGACTCTTCATAAATTTTGTCGAAGTTAATCTGGTTGAGATAGGCGTTCTGTATATCCTTAGAAAAACCGCCCGCATTATTTCTAATTAGCATATCTGCCATAAGAACATCAGTGGGACTTTCGCTGTTAAATGCTCTTTTATTCTGCTGAGCAAACACATCAGCGACTGTGCTACGTACATTATCCGGTAGCTTATTAAATTCAGATATGACTCTACCTTGATAACTTAATCTAGCATCACGTAAAATTCGGCCCTCAAGTGAAGCGGATTCTTCAAAAGGCACAGATTCATTTGCGGTTTCAAGGAAGTAATCAGAAGCTATGGGTTTATTCTGCTGATTTAATACGCCATTACCGTTAATTGCCGCATCAAACAATCTTTGGCCTGCTTTACTTAGGTTGTTTCTAATTTCCTTAAAGCCTTCATCAGCTTCTTTATTAGCTACTGTCCAGCTTTCTTTAAGTACCACAGGGTCACCAACTTTAAGGGCTTCTTCACCAGCATTAGCGGCAGCTTTAGCGGCCACAAACTTAGGTTGCGTTGCGTATTCGCCACCGTTAAATTGACTTGCCAAGTCAATCCGCTGTCTATTAGAATCATTGTAAATGTTGTAGTGTGGTTGCCAAGCTTCAGCTACTTTAGTTCCTCCACCACCACTTCCTCTGCCAATAGCTTTCTGCCTAGCCCTATAGACATCAGTTAAAAGGTCAGCTGTATTAGGTGTTGAAACACTAGAGCTAATTGTCTCTCTTTGTTCCATAAACTGCTTCTGCAAATTTGCAGCCCGCTGCTCATCAAATGGGTTAGCTCCAGTGGCCAGCATCATACGAGCCGTGTAATTGAGGTCTTTCTGCTCTTTCTGCTTACTTAACTCGTTAAGTTGATTGTCCACTCTGGCAAGGTCTTGCTGATATGCAATGTCACCGACGCCCAAGAATGGCAAGAGTACCTTGAGTGCCCCTGGAATTTTAGAGCTAATTGAGTTGTCATACTCCTTGCGGATTTCATCTTTGCGGTTAAGCAACTGCAAGGCCGTTTCACTAGTGTCAATGTCATCTTGGAGCTTGGCTCTATTAAGTGCTTCTTGATGAGTGTTGTTAATTGAGTTGGCTTGGTCAATGTACTCCTGGGCCAAAGCGGCGCCCACGGGCGCCTGTGCTGCATCAAGTTCCTTAAAGGTGTTTTGCGGCTTGGAGCTACTCCACGAATAAGGAACTTTCTCGTGCTCAACAATGTAATTAACCAAGGCCTCTTCCGTCAAGGGATTTAATTTACTATTATTTTCAGCCATAACTTAATCTCCTTCAAATTAGAAAAGGCCCCTTGGGCCAAACTGACCCTCAATACCACCAGATAATTGGTGGCCACTTTTACTAGTGGTACTAGTTCTTTGCGACTTAGTTTCAGCACCTTTCAAGACGTTAAGCAGGCTGTTTAGTGCTTCCAAGCTAATTGACTCATCCTGAGCCAGAGAGTTAAGCAGCACCTGACTTGCATTAAGTTGCTGGTTGCCGGCTTGGGCCTCGAGTTCAGCACGTTTACCTGCTAATTGAGTCGCGGCATTGGTAACGGCCTCGTCATAGAAAGCCTGCACAAGTGAGTTGTCAGCAGCACCGACCGACCTAGCTAAGTCCTGATAGCTCTGGCCGAGGGCTTCATCTGACTGTTGCTTAGCAGCCGCCATAATAGCATCTACATCAATATTGCCACCTTCAGCAAGTTGACCCAAGGTGTCATAAGCTCCAGTGGCTCTAGGGTCTTCAGTGTTAATTAGGTCGCTATAGGCATCAAGGTTATCCAAGGCCGCTTCATTGAGAGCATCAAGTAACTCAGACCTAAATTGCGTAGTATACGAGCTTTCCTGCGTCTTAGACTTTTCTTTAGAATGAGAACCAGAAAGCTTACTGGTTAATCCGGTCATACCAAACATTTAATTATCTCCTTTCATCTTAATTAACTTTCTTCAAAATTGGCCGCTCGTTGCATAATCCATAGGCGCGTTCTAGAAAAGCTGTCCATTGAACAAGATCGCCATTAGTCTTAATTGACGGGCGAACCAGTTGGGCGCATTGAACTTTCTGTACAATTACCCGCTCAGTCGAGCAAGCACTCAGCAGGCACAGGGCTGCTATAATAATCAGCGCAACTGTTATTGCTGCTGTTAATTTCATTAAAACGCTTATTAACTTCAACAGAAGCTTGAGTGATTTTATCATCTATTTGCTCCTTAACTTTTATAAGTTCATTAACTTCAGTTTTCGCCCTAGCATATCCAACGGCTTCGCGGCGTTCTGCATACCAAATTGACATCATCAAGCCAATTAGCAGCAGGGCCAAAAAAGCACCTATGAGCTTAATGCTTCCCATCGCACTTGTCCTTTTCTGATATTTTAATGTGGTCGGTGCCGGCATCAAACGAGATGCTTACGTCTTTGTACTTAATTGAGTATAGCTTAGAAAGCGCCTGACTTATATGCTCACCAAGCAGAAAGAGCCCAGAAACGCACGAGGCCCAAATTATGATATAGGCAATCAATTTAGTTTCCATGTTCGGCTCATGTAAAGTAACTAGGTACACAACAGTGGCGCACGGAATTACCGTGATTATCCACTTCCTTGAGATGAACCTAAAAGCCAGCTCTCGCTTGTTACATTGCATCTTAAGTAACCACGAGGTGATAAACGGCACGAATGTACTCAGCAAGATAATTGCTATTAAAGCTAAGCACGGCATTATTTCGAAGTCTGTTGGCATTGTAAATTCCTTTCTTAATTAGCTTATCTCATAATAATTATACCAATAATAAAAGGGAATGTCAACTTGCCACTTCAGCTACACTATAGCAGTTAATGCGATGCAGAACCAAAGTAAGCCGCCCCAGACCCACTCGCCTAAGTTCCAAGCGTTTTTACCATAAGCACAATTAAGCGCTTGGCAAATCAAAGTGGCAATTAAGTATGCTGGGCCCATTAACAGCCCAGACAGCATTAGGGGTATGGAGTATAAGGGTAAGCCAATTAAGAACGTCCAAACGAGGCCTCGGAGGCACAAGCCGCAAAATCCGTAAATCCTCGGTGAACTTATGTTCTTAATTAACTCATCTATAGCAGGGCACTCTTCACGCGAGCTTTGCTGCCCAGTAGTCAATTCACCTATATAGGTTCCCCAGCCGCAAATTTGCTGGCCTAGGTACATTGCAAGGCAATTAAGTACTGCATAGGTAAGCGGGCTTACGGCTTCTGGGCAGTAGCTCGAGGCAAAATTCGCCATAGTTAATCCATACGTGAGTGACTGCCAGAGTTTATTAAGCGGTAACTCACCTAACCCAGGTAGCTCAAGGCCGCCCCGAATCCGGTTAAGGCAAGCCCCATATAAGGTTAGAATGATAATTGAGCATATAGTGTTAATCATCTTTAATCCTCCTAATCTTTCTTCATTAAATTATACATGCTAACGCGGCAAATCTTCGAATTCAAGACAATCTTGTTCTCATCCATATTTCGGCTAATCCGCTCATTAGGGTTGTTAATTTGCACGAAGTAAACATAATTGCGGAAGAAGCCAATAACTGCCCATTTACTTGAACCGTCAAAAATCGGCTTAAATTCCTTATATACATTATGACTTGGAAGTCCAGCGTCAACAAATTGAATCAACCTAATTGAGTAATCCGCTCTCTGCACAAGTAGGTAATTAGCCATTGAATGCAATGACATAACTTTATTATAATTGTCCGCTATAGCTATGCCTGTATTTGTAAAGCTAAGTCTGTTGTTTGGTATGGTCTTTCCTCCTTGAGGCTGAAAATTGTAATTTAAGCTAAGCAACGTATGTGGCGCATCGGTGGTGTTAGTTCTTAGCACCGCTAAGAACCTATCATAAGGTGTCGAGCCGTTCATAGCCCAAGGGGAGTAAATTGAGATTTCCTGCTCATTAGTAGCGTCCCAAAAAGTCTGATTAGTTGACATGATGCCATCAATGTTCTGCGTGGTAGTCTGGCTAGACCAAGATACTTTAGCATAGCTAAATGAATCAGAATAAAAATTTGCCATTTGATTATATGAGAACATATCAACCATGACACAAAATGCCCCATATAAGCTATTAACATAATGATAAGAGCAACTCCATGGAGTTGCTTCACCAAATTTCGACGCACTTCCTCGATGCAGATATAACTTAATTGCTGCTGCTTGTGATACCCAATTTCCTTCAGTCGAATAAGGACCACCAGATTTAAGCCCGTTGTTTTCACTTAATTTAGATTCTAGGCCGGGAGCTCCTTTAAGTCTATTAGCAATAACACCCAACATTGACGCGTTGTTTCTAAATGGGCCGTAAATTTGACTACTGCCGCTAAACCCAGAAATGCCACTTATGTATGCCCTCTTCATTAAGACCCACTGCTCAGGGTTACTTGAAGAATCTCTGGCGGTCCGCAAGTTAATTTGGTTTAAGCCTGAATCAGCATAATAAGTAGATGCGTACCAATGTTTTTGCGCCGGTTCATAAACAGGGCCAAACATTTTTGGCGTATCATCCTTAATAGTTACGGGACTTTCGCTTGAAGTAAAAGTTAATTGACCATCAAGATAATTAAAGTTACTTATCATTTCAGCACTGTCAATAGCTTCTTCGTCATTACTTGAATTAGCTGTAAATCCAGAACCTTTGAATCTAATCATGTTTCTAAATTGAACCAGCCCATCAGGCAATACTTCATTTAGTTCTCCAGATATGTAATAAGTATGTCTACAATTATATGTATTTTGACCAGTGCTTAGGAACCTGCCACGCAAAGTATCTTCCCACATTTGCATATAAGGATTGTAAATTGACCGTCCTGCATGGTCGGCATTATATTCACTTGTCATCTGTGGTTCATCTGGGTAAGTCAAAGTAAGTCCATTGAACCATTCAAGATGGACTAAATTCGAGGCCACTTTTCCAAGGGGCCTTAATGAAGTTCTTATCACCATTAACTTATTCCTCCTAATTTACTCCGTGGTGTTATATTCGGATTCGATGTTAGCTATCCATTGAGGCTCGTAGCCTGGAAGCGCCGCAGTCGAATTATATCTGAATGAACGCCGCAAGGCAATTAACTTATATGGAGCACTTGCCTCTTGGAATACGCCATCAAAATTGTCAATCCAGTAAGGTGTTATAGCTGAGTCATTAACTGTAAATTCGACGCCGGTTACCAACGAGCCGTAGCTTGGGTCAGAGCAGTCAATTAGCAGCTCGAAGGTAATTATCGCATCATCTGGAATTCCGGCCGGAACTGTTATAGCAACAGGCAATTTACCACTTCTTTTCATATGAGTTACTCGAATCGTATAGTGCTTAATCTGGTTATCAAGCGTAACCGCAGCATTATCTACGGCGCTAATTTGAGAGTTCCTTGACATCACTTTCTCGGTTGCGGCGCAGAGCATCTTAGCGCTAAATGGAGTACCCTCAGACCAACCAGCTAATGCTTTAGCAATAGAACCATTAGAGTCAATTAAAGGCCAACCAAATGAATTAGATAAAGTGTATTTAGCATAAGTGTTATTAACTTTAGGCTCTATTGTAACTTGACCATGAAATGTATTTCCGATTCCGATTGAACCATCAGCAACAGCAATGTAAGGTGCTGAATACTGAGAAACATAGTAAGCTTGATTAGTGGCATAATCTCGTGAAGCCATCTGCCAAGAATCATACTGTATATTACTTGAGATTATAGACTTAATCCTATACATATACAAACCACCATCAGCTAACGTACCTGGAGGGAGCATTACTTGAGAACCTTTCACAAAAAACCACCCACCAACTACCGGAGTTAATCCAGAGAATACTGCAGAAAACTCCTCAACTGTGTTTGGCACTTGTGACACCGAATCAAGTACTCCATAAACAAATTGCGTAATCGTGATATTCTGCGAATTATTGACTTCAACGACATTGGCCATCTGACAGATTGTTAAGTCAGCAGAACACACAATGAACTGGTCAAGGTAAATTGCGCGGCTGCTTAACTGACTTAGGTTCCAATTAAGGTCTTTCAAGCCAAGCTCTGCTTCTTGCACTGAAGTGAATAGCTGGCTTTCGTCAGAAACCTGCTGAAGCAGCAAGAGGATTTGGCCAGTTTCAATTAACACCAACCGAAATACCACAAATTTACTCGCACCGTTACTTGAGTCAAGCAGAGTTTTCGCGCTCGTTGTCGTATTGTAGTAGTAAGGCTGAATGTTAGGTTGAGCCGTTTCACCGTCATGGTCATAATTAGGGTAGTAATATTTGAAGTTAATTGACGGCATAGCCGGAAACAGCTTACGGTCAGGCCGCTGTGAATTACCAGCGTAGTTGATGCCTTCCTTAATTAAGTCGAAACTTTGGTAACTCAAGCCCTTGGCCGAATCTGAGGAAGTTACTTGAGCAGCGAAGTTAACTACCATTATAGGGTGGTCGCGGCCAAATGTACTTGAATCAGCCAAAAACGGCCGCACTGAAAGTTCCGAAGCCGTTAAGTCGCCATCTGCATTAACATAGATGTTGCACAGTGCTAAGTAGATGTCATAATCTGATGTGCTTATTTCTCCAATGCCACTTTCATTAAGTCCAACATAAACAACTTGGCCAGCATATTCGGGCCCAATTGTAACAGTTTCTTCCTGATGTTGCACCAAGTCCGTGCCGTTAAACCACTGGAAGGACTTAAGTAAGATGGTATTAGTCGAGCTGACCGTGGCAATATCGGCCGTATAGGGTTTAGTCAACCCAATTAACAAGTCCTTCTTTTTCGGCAATGCAGCTGAATTTGCAGCCGATTCCGCAGTAACAGCCGACAACTCGTCTTCAAGTTCCTGGAGTTCATCTGCTACTTTACTCCTAACTGCATCAGCCGCCACGTTATTCATATCAGCACGAGCCAAGTCAATTCGAGTACTGTTCAAGTAAACGCTAAGCGTCTGACCGGTTTCGGTGCTGATTTCACGGTCATTGTAGTCAACACCTTCTCCAGTAACATTAGCAATTCGTAAAACGCCTTTGCTCATTTTCTATCCTTTCGTCAATTAAGTTTAATAAATCCGCATGCGCATAAAGTTGTTGAAGCTACTTTGGTTATAGCCCCAAACCACACAATTATCTCTGTAAGCCAGACCATTCTTATTAAACCGGACGCAGTAATTAGCGGGAATAATGAATTGGCCGCTCGAGCAACCAGAGCTGCTTCCGGTGAAATGGCCGTAAAACAGGTGGTTTTCTAATTGAGTGCCATTTGGGCTAGAGATAATTATGCTGGCTGTCGAACCACCTGGTCCTGCAGCAGTGGCGCTAATGAAGACTGGCTGACTCCACGATTTGTTACTTGTGAACAACGAGCCATTGTACAGCTCTGAGGAGTAATTCGGGGCGCCGTTTGACGAGGTAGACCTAATTAACGGTCGAACACAAGTCGAAGCCCCTTTATCCCAAATAAAGTAACTTCCTTTAATAGTACCATTGTTAGTTGAGCTGCGAGTCTTAGTAGCTATTCCTTTAGTTCCTCCAGAATCCAAGTAAAGCTGCATCTGGGCTTTAAGCGGGTTCATCATAGAAGTGAGGGTCGTGGTGCCGCCATCGCAAGTTACAACTCCATTGCCTTCCAAGTATTTAAGCGACTCGAAAGCAGTCCATATGGGTTGCTGAGAATTTCCGCTCGAGTAATCTCCTTGGAAAGTATCTTTGAAGCAAGCTGCTGAGTAATTACCGATGTAAACTGAACCAGCGCCGGTAATGAAGTCAGTGCCATTGATGGTTCCATCAACTATGAGTTTGCAGCCTTCTTCAATTGTCAAGGTGTATGCACTAGAGCCAATTAAGTTAAAGCAGTGTAAAACGGCTCCACCTGACAGCATCACATTACCAACCATATTGAATGTGGCATAAGGTGCTTCGACCCGTTTTCCGGAGAAGCTACTTAGGTTGGCATTTGAAGCATCTTGGCAAAAAATGAACCCACTTGAGTCAGCTGCTGCAGCGCCGCCCAGTGACACCTTTGCTAATTGAGGGTTATTTCCGGCCAGCACATCGTTGCCGCCTTCGCTGATGAAAGTTCCTTCATAGGTGTTTAAGGCCAACTTAGTTACCGGAATATTCTCAAGCTGGTTGATAATATCAGATGAAGCTACATTACTGAAATCAGCCCGAGCAAGCCAATGACCTCCCGGAGTCGCGCCATCGTGAATTGCCACTGTCCAGTTTCGAGTGTCAACGAAGAACTCTCGAGGGTTATAAACTGCATTGATTTCTTCCAAGTTACCGGAGCCCAATTGCGAAATTCGGCCTTGGTAATCACTATTAGGTAATCTATCTGTCATAAATAAGACCTCCCTTAAATAAGTTAAATTGTATTCCTGTTATCTCACAAAAACCTTTTACAGCATAATTGAGCATATGGTAAATGCCGGTGTTATAGATGTTGCCTACAAGACGACGCCCAACGAAGTATTTGTCCTCAATTAACACCTTATGATGTGGCAAATTGCCATAAGCGTCGGTTGAAGATGTCAAGGTAATTGACACATCATATCCCATTGAGATGTTCTGATTCCACCCGAAATCAGGTTCTTGCGTTAGCACACAATCAAGCTGGGGCGCTTGAAGCTGGCAGTCCCAAATGAACTCATTTCTGTTACTTGACATGTTGGTGTCAATTCGGGTTATAACTGTAG